GACACAAAAGACACTATTAAAAATACAAAAGAAAACACCCCCCTTACCCCCCAAGGGGGCGTTGCTGAGTCTGCTCAGGAATGTCTTGATTACTACAACGAACTGACCTCAAGTCGGTGCTCGACAACAGCACCTTTCGAAAAGGCGCTTAGCACTGTGAAGGCCAAGGGAGTTTGCTTCTCTGCCGAAGAGATCAAGCTGGTCACGCTGTGGGCCTTCAAGGTCTGGAAGCACAAACCATCCATCGGGAATATCTGCCGCATGACCCGCTTCGATACCTACCTGTCAGACGCCCTAATCTGGCAAGAGGGTGCTGAACGAAATCCCGTTCCTTGCCCGCATGATGAGCTGGTGAAGCTCTGGAACAGTAAATTCCCTGAGCGATCTGTTGAGCTTCATGAGTGGAACAAGTCCCGGCCTGCTTACCACGGCATGGAGCGCATATGGAACGGTAAAACGAACCAGGGGGCATGGCGGGAAGTGAAGCACATCGAGACTGTCTTCAACCTGATCCGAAAATCATCATTGGTCGATGGCCTTCATGAAAAATACTGGCTAACCCTCGACTGGATTCTGGACAACAAAAACTGGGCGAAAGTTTACGAGCAGGTGCGCCGTGAATACAAGGCCAAGAAACAGGGAGTGCCGGCATGAACAAGTATTCAGACATGTACGTAGAGCAAAGCGTTATCGGTTCGATCATGCTGGCCTCCTCGATGGAAGAGTTACGTGAAAGCGCAATGGATGCAATTGAGGGATTAACCAGCGATGACTTCACGAGCACGGCGCATCGGATTGCGATCAACGCCTTCAAGCGGCTGCTCCTCACTGGCACCCAAATCGACCTCTTAACACTGTCTGCTGAACTTGAACAGACGGGAGAGATAGAGCTGGCGGGCGGGTTTGGATATCTGGCTGAGCTAACCAAAAACACTCCTGTAGCACGAAACCTTCCGGCATATGCCAGCAAGCTCAAGGAGCTGACACTGGGGCGTAAGGTGGTAGGCGCACTCAATACAGGACTGGATAAGCTGAATCAGCCTGGCATCGTTCCGCTGACCGATATCATCGGTGGCATTCAGTCGGATATTGGCGCTATCGAAACACAGCAGGAAGCTGGCACCCGGCACATCATGGATGGCATCAACATTTCGATTAACGAAATTGAGTCGATCATCAATGGCGATATCTGGAAGCACCGCACACAACTGGGCATGGAGACTATCGACAGCGCCTTTGGTGGTTTCAACAACACAGACTTCATCGTTGTTGGTGGCAGGCCTGGCATGGGCAAAACCATGTTCAGCACCACGGTGACGGAATGTGTTGCACTTCATAGCAAAAAACCGGTTTTGTTCTTCAGCCTTGAAATGCCAATCGAGCAGATATCTCAGCGCATTGCCTACCACCGCGCAAGAATCAGCAAAGAGCAGCTCATCAACGAAGAGAACAAAAGCGTTTGTGATGCAGCATGGGCGAAGCTGAGCAATGCTCTCGGTGAGTTCCAGCAGGCTCCAATCCACATCAACGACAAAACATCGCTGAGTGTTCACCAGATTCGTGCTGAAGCCCGTCGTGTTCACAAACAGACCGGCGGGCTGGGCGTGATTATCGTGGATTACCTTCAGAAAATGAAAATGACCAACCCTGAGAACATGAACCAGTCAGTCGGGGAGATCGCAACCGGCCTGAAGAACCTGGCTAAAGAACTTCGCTGCCCGGTTATCGCACTTGCTCAGCTGAACCGTAACCTTGAGCAGCGTGCGAATAAGCGCCCTGTAAATGCTGACCTGCGTGAATCAGGCGTTATCGAGCAGGAAGCGGATGTGATTTTCATGGTTTACAAGGATGAGAAATACAACCCGCAGACAGAGATGAAAGGCGTAACTGAAATCATCTGCACTAAGTCACGCCACGTTCCGGGTGCGGAAAAGGCCTATTACTTCAGTAGCGCGCTGTCTGGTCTGGACCCACTGGATATCCGCCAACTCCGCACAGAAGGATACGAACATGAACTCGAATGCTAAATCAGAAGAGCGTATTGCCCTGGAAAATGCCTATGAGGCCCTGCTTGATGTGACTGCAACGTTGGGTGCTCTTAGCCCGATAAAAGACGAAGAGCAGGAATACAGCAGGCAGAAGGCTATACGCCGCGCCGCATCAGGTGCACTTCATGCCAAATCAACGCTGAGGGGGTTTTGATGAAAAAGCTAACAGCTGAGAAGTGCTGCCAGCTACTGGATTCTCTCAACTCAAATGGCATGAGCATTCTTGAGGGCTATTACGTTGAGGCCCTTGAGATTGCACTACCCATACTGGAGCAGCAGGAGCGGGGTGATGGCTGGATTGAGTGGGGCGGTGGCGATTGTCCAGTTGCTGATGACCAGCGTGTCCATGTTCAATTTAGGGATGGCGAGGTAATCAACACCGCTTCCGGCAATTGTATTCGCTGGAGTCATAAAGGCTATCCGCGCGACATCATCGCCTACCGCATCATCCCGGAGCAGCCCGCCAATCAGAACGGAGAAGCATTATGAAAAATTACGATCACATTGGCTGTCGAGTTCATCTTAACCCCAACGGTAGCGACCTGCGCTGTGGTGACAAACTCAACAAACGCAACTGGAATGCGAACGAGGGGGTCGTGCAACTTTGCGAAATATGCCGCCTTAAAAAGCAGAACAAGACCATGCTGGAAATGCTGAACCGCAGGTACACCAATCAGAACGGAGAGCAGTGATATGGGTAAATCGAAAATTGCTGCAGCCATAACAACGATACTGGTTCTCGGCCTTTTCAAAAGAAAGCCACTCCCATCACCTCCGGAGGAAGCATGACAAACAACGACGATCTGGAAAGGGAGCGGTTTGATAAGTGGTTTATTCAGGAGTTTCCTGAAGTCACTAAGCAGATTGACCGTGGCAATGATGTTGCGCTGATCGCAGCTTCAACAGCATGGCACGCATGGTTGGCTTCACGACAATCAATTGAGCTTGATATCGACTGGCCTGAGGCTAACGACGACTACTGGAAAGAAGGCGAAGAAGGAGCCTATGCCAGAGGTCATGAGGATGGGAAAGATAAGACTGCGCTGGCCGTCAGAAAAGGACTCGCCGACGCCGGAATAAAGGTGAACCCATGAACAACGTAATCCGCTTAAAACGCTCTGAGCACGTCATATCAGACGCTGAACTGGATAAGCTGGCAAATGACCTTACTGTTATCGCCACGCGCTATGCGGGCTTTATGTCACTCCCTGCAGCTATCCGCAAAACCCTTAGCGACGCATTAAAGCGAGATAAACGCGATGGAGAAACAAACCTACATCCTGCGGGATAACCGAATACGGCAAAACTGCCTAGAAGCCATCCAGCAGATATCAGCGAATAACCAGACCCCTCTTGTAGTGACCATCTCCGAACGAACCAGAACCCTCGAACAAAACGCTCTCTTATGGGCTTGCCTGCATGACGTATCAGAGCAGGTTGTATGGCATGGGCGGAAGCTGGCTCCGGAGAGCTGGAAGCACCTTTTTAGCGCGAGCTTAAACGGTCAGGAGGCGGTGCCGAATCTGGCAGGGAATGGCTTTGTAGTCCTCGGTAAATCAACAAGCAAAATGCGCGTCAGTGAGATGCGAGATTTAATTACCTTAATCCATGCCTTCGGTGCCGAGCAGAACGTCAGATTTAGCGACGAGTCAGCGCGAGCTGCTGAATGGGCAGGAAGATTCGGGAGTACACCATGAGTAAAATCAAAGCAGCATTGCTGGGCATTCTCTCTGACGGGAAATGGCACCAGACGTCAGAGCTTATAGGGCCGGTATGTAAGTCCTGCCGGACCAATCGGGCCAATGTGTCCAACACCCTCAGCACGCTCTGTGGCGGCCATCACGTTGTAAAGGAGCACATCACCGGCGCAAAACACAATTCATGTCGCTACAGGCTGGCAAACGAGCAGGCTGGATTTGGCGTCAGCCCGGTCATGGCAGATTTCAATCAGCTACTGAGAGCCGCAAGGGGGAATCATGGAAATGACATGGTTTTGCCATGACCCTGTAGACACTGAAACCGCTAACGAACTCCTTTCCCGCTACGCCTCTCGAAACATCAAAACTCAGAAGACCCTAGCAACCGACCCTCGCCTCTGGCTGGTCAGCGCGCTGCTGCCTGAGTTCCGGAACGAGCCAATACCGAGCAGGAAGTATAAAAACCCAATGTGGAGCTGAAGATGAATTACAGCGAATTGAGCGACGACAAAATTAACCTTCAGGTTTTCGAGCGCTTATTTGGAAATATAGGCGAAGACAGAGACATGCTTCGCGTCTGGCAGCAAGGGAAATTCCAGCCCTGTAACTCATGGGCTGATGCCGGGCCGATTATTGAAAAGGAGAATATCAGCTTAATTTTTGGGTTTGGTCACTGGGATGCTATGAGTCCCGATGGCGAGAGCCTGCAAGCGGAAGAGGTCAATCCATTGCGCGCCGCAATGATTGTCTTCCTCATGATGCAGGAGTCACCCAATGCGTGAACGCTGCTGCCGCTGTCACATAACACTCACCTCAGAAGACAAGTATCACTACTCCATTAGCTGCGAGCAGTGCGAATGCGATATCGAATGGGAGAACCATGAACGAGATAACCCAATCAAATCTTCCTACTGGCGATGGAGAGCAGTGTGCTTCTGCCTGCGCTTTCTGTTCTGCGGTGCTGCCAGAGTCGGTGGTTTATTGCTGCACAAGCTGCGAAATAAACCTGATGCAGGATCCCAATTACCGGATGTGCGGAGAGAGCCATGAGTAAATTACGCAACGAGGCGCGGGGCAGGGAATGCCAGATCAGGCTGCCGGGAATATGCAATGGCAATCCTGAAACAGTCGTACTCGCGCATTACCGCATGGTTGGTATCTGCGGAACCGGCATGAAGCCTGATGACCTTTTTGGCGCATGGGCTTGCTCAGGTTGTCACGATGAGATAGATCGGCGCACACGTCGCTGTGATGTCACCGAGGCGCGCATAGCCCATCTGGAAGGCGTTATTCGCACACAGGACGCTCTGTTGCGGGAAGGGAAGGTGAAGAGATGAACGAATACCGAATAGAGCTACCGTGGCCGCCGGGAAATAATCACCTCTTCTCAGTATTTCGCGGCAGAAAAATCAAAAGCAAGAAAGGCAGGGAATATACCACCGCAGTAACCAGACAAATCACCGAAGCAAATCAGCAATACCAACTGGCCGGCAGGCTCAAAGTAAAAATCCTCGCATATCCACCTACACGCGCCCGGCGTGACCTGGACAACCTATTCAAAGCACCCCTCGACTCACTCACCCAAGCAGGCGTCATAGCTGACGACAGCCTGATTGATGACGTGCGCATGGTTCGCTGTGAGGTGGTGAAGGGCGGCAGGCTGGAAATCATCATCACAGAGATGGAGGCGTCGTGAAATGAAAGTTTGCTCTGTACATGAATGTGAGCGAAAGCATGCTGCTCACGGACTATGCAGGATGCATTGGCAGCGCATGCGAAGTAGTGGCACTACTGAATTGAATAAGATCCCGTCAGGGGAGCTGACCCAATTAACGCTAAAGCAATTGCTTAACTATGAGCCTGAGACCGGGATTTTCAGATGGAAAGTGAAAATAAAAGGGAATGTAAAGCCTGGGGATATTGCAGGATGCATCGATAGTCAGGGCTACAGGGTGATTCGAATTTTTAACAAGAATCGAAAAGCTCATCGGCTTGCCTGGCTCTATATCTATGGAGAATACCCTTCAGTAATCGACCATATCGATCGCAATCGGTCGAACAATTTTATTTCCAACCTGCGCATAGCAACACGTCGAGAAAATACAGTTAATCGCTCATCCCTCAGCAAGTGCGCCTCTGGTTACACCGGTGTCCATTGGCAAGCAAATGCGGGTAAGTGGGCGGCTTCAGTAACCATCAAGGGCAAGAGAATCTATTTAGGCATTTTCTCAGACCCATTTGATGCGGCTGAAGCGAGGAACCGCTACTGCAAAGAGAATTTAGGTGAATTTTATAATCCAGATTTAGTCAGGAGGAATAATGAGTCTTGAAGCGACAGTCAAATATCATTTTGCGAAGACAGCGAGCTTTGCCGGTATGCCGCCTGCAACAGCCTCAGATGCTTTATCTGGCACCGACTATATGGCAGCCATGGGAATGACACAGAGTCGTGCTCCGCTGGGTTACAGTGCGTTTATGGGTAAGGTTGGAGTAAGCGATAACGACGCCCGACGCGCCGTATCGTTATTAACTGAATATGCTTTGAGTACCTGCGATAAGGTTGCCGCCTTACGCAAGCTAGACACTGATATTAAGCCAGCGGTTATGCAAACGCTCGCAACTTATGCCTACATGGATTATTGCCGCAGCGCTGCCAGCGTCAAGCCGTGCGAATGCTGCCAAGCGAAAGGGTTTATTGAGGCGGATGTGTTCACCATGAAGTCACCTCTATCAGGCGGATCATCCCGAAGCGTGAAAGAGGTTGTTCGCGTTATCTGCAAGACCTGCAGCGGGAAGGGTGTAGTCTCGTCATCATGCCGTGATTGCAGCGGACGTGGACGGGCGGTTGATCGCAAGCTTACTGAAGAGCAGGGCGTACCGGTCATGGGTGACTGTAAGCGATGCTATGGCCGCGGTTATGAGCGCGTTCCCGCTGTGGAGGCGTTTCGCAGCGTCTGCGAGATTACCGATGCAGTCAGCTTGGCTACGTGGGATCGAAGTGGAAAGCCGTTCTATGACCAACTAATCGGCAAGCTGGAGATTGAAGAATCGTGGGCTAACTCCGCCCTGAATAAGGTAACCGGATAGCGCAATCGGAAATAGCTCATTATTTTATCGTGGGCTATTTACTTTTCAGGAAGCTGGGGATATGATTCCTAACAGTTGAAGTTGCGCGCTGTTGTTTGACGCGTTAACCTGAAAGAGTCAGTTCCATCGATTTGTGATAGTCAAAGCGCCCTGCGGTCTCACCAGCTGCGAGGGCGTTTTTTATTTCTATACCCCACAGGGGATAAGATTCAGCGCATACCCTGTAGCGGATAAGTAACATCACTAAACTATTTCAGAAGGTCAGCCATAGAGCTGGCCTTTTTTCGTTTCAGCGCCCAAGGATTTCCCTCTGAGTTCTTCCTGTGTCTTTTCACTCGGGTGCTTTTTATTCTCACAGCATGAAGCCGGAATATCCGTGCTACGCCGGAGACGGCCATGACAAATACACAAACAGTAGCCCGCGGGGTAGCTCATGGGTGAAAGCAGCATAATCACAGGCGTGCTCGGCCTCTTATTTGGCGGCGGCGCAGTGGCAGTTCTCTGGAAACCATTAGCGGCCAGCCTTGTCTCTCTTGGCATAAGTAATCGCGCTGGCGGAGAGATAATCTCCAATTACAAAGAGCAGGTGCAGTTGCTGAAAGAGAGCAACGCCATTCTCCGCGAAGAAAACGACGAATTGCGGGAGCGTCATGACCGTAACTTACGCCGTATATCAACCCTTGAGACTGACCTGAAGCTGATTAAAAACGCCCTGAGCATCCTCCTTGCGATGTCTGAGGCCAGTACCGCTGTCGGAAATGAGCGATTCAGAACCGAGATAGACCGGCTGATTGCGAAAATGGAGACCCACAGCGATGACGAACAGCGCTAAATATAATCACAAACGTAGCCTGATAGTCGGCTGCGTTCTCACCATGATGACACTCATCTGCATTGCAATGACCTGCCTGTTTGTTTACGTGACAAATGATGCAAACCGCCAGATTGAAAACATCCGCAATGATTACCGCAAGGTTGCCGAGCGCCGCGATGCAAAGGTTGCCAGCCTGGCTAATCAGGTAGCATCCCTTCAGCAGCAGATGAGTTCATTACCAGATCGCACAGCCAACAAGACTGCCGCACAGGTCAAGCAGGTAGTGAAGGAGGATGAGGGCAAATGACGAAAGGCGAAATCTTTAGCGCCATCCTCGGCAAAGAAGGGGGTTACGTTAATAACCCGGCAGACAAAGGCGGTCCTACCAACTGGGGCATCACTCAGGCGGTTGCCAGAGCGCACGGTTACACCGGTGACATGAAAGACCTCACCCGATCTCAGGCTCTGAATATTCTTGAGTCAGATTACTGGGTAGGTCCGCGATTCGACCAGGTAGCCCAAGTCAATAATGCGATCGCTGTAGAGTTGACCGACACCGGCGTAAACATGGGGCCATCGGTTGCCGCAAAGTTTCTTCAGCGGTCCCTGAACGTGTTCAACAATCAGGGCAAGCTTTATGCCGACATCGTGGCAGACGGTCAGATTGGGCCGCGCACTATCACTGCACTGCGATCATTCCTTTCGGCCCGCAGCCGGGATGGTGAGAAGGTGATGCTGAAAGCGCTGAACAGCCTGCAGGGCGCCCGATATATTGAGCTGGCAGAATCCAGAGTGGCTAACGAGACGTTCTCCTACGGCTGGTTTGAGAGGGTGGAAATCTGATGGACGCCTTAAGCATGCTGCGCGGTTCAAGTGGCAACATCTCGCTAAGCCGTACTCAGGCCATCCTCGGCTTTCTGGTGTGTAGCGGTATTCTTATCTGGCAGGCCTATAAAGGCGAGCTGAGCGAAGCAATCTTTATCGCTTACTTTGGTTTCTCTACGGCCGGCTATATCGGTGCGAAAAAAATCGCATCTGACAAAGACCTGAGCGAGCAGAAGTTGGATGCAGGCATCGATCCGGGAGCTAAGCCATGAGCATTGAATTCATTCTCGGCATTATCGGCGTCATTGCTGCTGCCATTATGACGGCGTTCGGCATTGGTCACTCTAAAGGCAAGGCGAAAGCAGAAGCCTCTGCAACTGAGCGAGAAACCAAAGCAGCCATCGCGTCAGAGCAGGCAGTATCTAAGCGCCAGCAAGAAACCATCAAAGGAGCTGCAGATGTACAGGAAACTGTTTCCCGCATGCCTGGCGGCGCTGTTGACGACGAGCTGCTCCGTGACTGGACCCGCAAGGACTGAGGTAATCGATACAGCGTGCCTGTGGTCGAATCCCATCATCCTTACCAGAGCTGATGTCCTGGCTCTGGATGATGCAACCAAGCAGGCCATTCTGGTTCACAACAAAACGTGGAAAGCCAACTGCGGAACGGTGACCCAATGAGTGGCTACTCAATCTACAACATCCTCTCTGGTGCCTGCATAGGCGCACTGTTAATGACGTGGATAGGCTTCTGGATTCACCAGCGCCAGGACAAGCGGCACCGCAACGAATTAAGCAGGATGCAGCAGCAGATCATTACCGAAGTAAAGAACAGCCTCAGAAAGTGATCATCACTCAGCTTACCACTTCCGGTGGGCTGACTAATGGTTATAGGAGACTGTCATGGCATCTAAAGACCTCACCCTGACATCAGACTGGCAACAGATTACTGACGGAACGCAGGATGTTCAGTTGCAGGTAATGGGCGGCACCATCTGGCTGAGAGATTCCCCGAAGAAGCCAGCCGCAAATGCTAAGGGGCACATCGTAAGCACGATGGAATGGATGGGTATTACTGCACCACAACAAATGTGGGCCCGCTCTCAGGGCGGCAATGCAACCATCATAGTGACGTGAGGTGAATCATGGCTCTGTTTCCTCAGCGTGGCTTCACGCCAGTAAAGACTATCGTCACTGACCAGGTGAAAGCTACAGAGCTGACTATAGGCAAAGTGGTGACAAACTCACCTGACCAGCCTGCTGGCGCATCCATTACCGGAGATGCACCAAAGCAGTTTCTGAATCTGGCAATACCACAGGGACTGCCAGCCGAGACTCCGGCTCCGCCAACAATGCATGCAGGCACAGTCAAGTCCCTTCCTGCGGGCACCACTCCCACGGTAGAGATGGCCGGGAGTTACCCAAATTACACAGTTAATTTTGGATTTCCGGCGCCGGAAAACGGCAAAGACGCTGACCAATACCAACTTAGTATCGGCAAAGTGACTGCTTTACCATCTGACAGTCAGCCCACGGCAAGCATCACCGGTGAATATCCAAATCAGCTATTCAATGTCGGCATCCCCATCCCCAAAAATGGTGATGATGGGCGCAACGCAACACTGAAAGTTGGCAAAGTCACTACGCTGTCTTACGGAAACCCGGCAACAGTCGAGTTCACTGGTTCAGGGCCTGACCAGGTTGCAAACTTTGGCATCCCTGCAGGAAAGGATGCTCCAGAGCCAGCTCCGGTAGAGTTAACTGTAGGTACAGTCATCGCATTGCCCTCAACAAAGCAGCCCACAGTTGAGATAACCGGCAAGGCACCTAATCAGGTTGTTAACTTTGGCATACCGGCCGGGCCGCCCGGCGAGTCTCCTCAACCGACAAGCTTCAAAATAGGCTCGGTAACAAACCTGCCAGCGGGCTCAGCGCCAACAGTGAAGATATCAGGGGCGGCACCAAGCCTGACTATCGACTTTGGCCTGCCATCCGGCGCACCTGGCGACAGCCCCTTGCCAAACAAGCTAACCGTCGGTGCGGTAACACTGCTTTCTGCAGGCTCTAATCCCACAGTTAAGATAAGCGGGACTCCTCCAAATCAGACTGTCGATTTCGGCATCCCGGCTGGGGCGGCCGGTACAAATGCCACGCCTGTCTATTTCGAGACGATACCCGCAAAGGTAGTAACCTCAGGAACCGCCGTAAGCATCACGTTCGCAAAGAAATATTCAACGCCACCCATTGTGACGCCTAACCCTGTATGGAATGGCGATCAGGTCGTAATGGGCCAGGCATCTGAAATCACCACCACTGGTTGCAAGGTTATCGTCAAGCAGTCTACAGGAACGCTGATACTGAACGGCAGCCCATTCGGTAACGCTCCGGTTAACACGACCGCATCCATGTTCGTAATCGGCAACTAAGAGGAAATAACCATGTCGCTTAAACGCAACCAACTGCCTCGCTACCAGGGTAAAGACAACCAGGTACTGGCGCTCAAAATCAAAGAAGTGCGTCAGGATGTAGATGGCGCTGGCTACATTGTGCCTGAAGATGATTTCTACCCTGAGTTTCAGGTGTCAGGTGAGTACATGAGTAAGTATCAGCCTAAAAAGGGCGGCTACTACGTCGAGCTGATTGATGGAGATCCGATTTACATGGATGCCAAAGACTTCTCCAAGCAATACACACTGATGAAGTAACCAGGGGAAAACATGAAACGCCAATGGCCTACCTACAGCGACACGGACAACAACTTTGTTTATGCGCTACCTATTAAGTCAATCAGGCAGACAGTAGACGGTTACGCCTACGCCAGCTTTGATGGTGACTTTGATGAGCAATACCTCTCACCGCAATTCATGGGCATTTTCCGTCCGGTAGTTGGCGGATACCTGTTTACCAGCGCATCAGGTGAACTGCTCTACATGAGCAAGACCAAGTTTGAAGCTCAGTACAGTGCAGCCGGTGCCGCCGCAACATGGGCGAGCATTACCGGAAAGCCAGCAACGTTTGCTCCAACTATCGGCACTACAGCGACTACAGCGATGGCTGGCAACAAGACGCCAACCTCAGCAGAGCGTGGTGGTGTACTGCAGCAGGCAGCAGAGACAGCTATCCCTGCCCAGACGGTAACTGATATCGCTACGGCACAGACGGCAGTGAACACGATCGTGACAAAGGTTAACAGCATCCTCACCAAGCTGAAGGCCGGTGGCGAGCTCGCGTAGTCATTACAGAGCATCTCAAGAGGTGCTCGATAATGATAACAGGAGGCTAAAAATGTCCGACTTAAACCTGCAAACATCGTTGACCGACCAGCAAAGACTCCGCCTCGAACTCCTTGAGTTAGTGCAGTACGACACTGCCGCAGCTCAGGATGCCATCGCAGAGATTAAAGACGATCAGCTGAAGTTCGAACTCTTCAAGCGTCAGTACGCACTCGCACAGGGTGAACCTACTGCCGTATCCCGCACAACCAAAGCTATCCGGGGCATGAAAGAAGCTCTGGAGCTGTTCCAGTAAGAGAGAAGCATATGGCAGCACCAAAGGGTAACCGATTCTGGGAGGCCCGCAGCAGTCACGGGCGCAGTCCTAAGTTTGAGTCACCCGAGCAACTATGGGCTGCCTGTTGCGAATACTTCCAGTGGGTAGAAGAACATCCACTGTGGGAGATGAAAGCATTTGCCTACCAAGGTGAAGTGACACAAACGCCTATTGCGAAGATGCGGGCTATGACGCTCACCGGCTTAACTCTGTTTCTGGATATCACTTTAGAGACATGGCGAGTGTATCGCTCCAGAGAAGACTTATCTGAAGTCACCACGCGAGCAGAGCAAGTTATCTATGACCAGAAGTTCTCTGGCGCTGCGGCTGACCTGCTAAACGCCAATATCATCGCCCGCGACCTTGGGCTGAAAGAGCAATCGCAAGTCGAAGACGTGACACCTGATAAGGGAGATCGTGATAAGCGACGCTCTCGCATTAAGGAGTTACTGAGCCGTGGTGGAAGAAGCGATTCTTGATGACATGTCAGAAGAAGAGCAAATCGAGTTGCTTGAGCTTCTGGAGGCCGAAGAGCAGTACAGCAAGACGCACGCTCTCTACGAGTTCGTGCCATACACGAAACAGAGAGAGTTCATTGATGCAGGCAGCGATTATACAGAACGCTGCTTCATGGCCGGCAACCAGTTAGGCAAGTCATTCACTGGTGGAGCAGAGGTTGCATTCCACCTGACCGGAAGATACCCCGGCACCAAAGGCTATCCGCAGGATGCAGCCTGGCAGGGCGAGTGGGGTGGGAAACGCTTCGACTCCCCTGTTGTTTTCTGGGTAGGTGGCGAGACAAACGAAACCATCACCAAGACTACGCAGCGCATCCTGTGTGGTCGTATTGAAGAGAACGACGGTCCCGGATACGGCGCACTGCCTAAAGAAGACATCATCAGCTGGAAGAAGTCTCCGTTCGGACCAAACCTTGTCGATCACATTCTTATTCGTCATCACAATGAGGATGGCGTAGAGGATGGCATGTCCATCTGCTACTTCAAGCCATACTCGCAAGGCCGTCAGCGCTGGCAGGGTGACACCATTCACGGCGTCTGGTTCGATGAGGAGCCACCTTACAGCATCTACGCTGAGGGCCTGACTCGTACGAACAAATACGGCCAGTTCTCGATTCTGACGTTTACACCGCTGATGGGCATGTCAGATGTCGTCATTAAGTTTCTGAAGAACCCCAGCAAAGCGCAGAAGGTAGTCAACATGACTATCTATGACGCCGACCATTACACGGAAGAGCAGAAAGAGCGGATCATCGCTTCCTACCCTGAGCATGAGCGAGAGGCCCGAGCGCGCGGCATCCCAACCATGGGTAGTGGCCGCATATTCCAGATACCCGAAGAAACTATCAAGTGCCAACCATTCGAATGCCCGGACCACTTCTATGTCATCAACGGAATGGACTTCGGATGGGACCACCCACAGGCACAGATACAGCTCTGGTGGGATAAAGACGCTGACAAAATCTACATCCCCCAAGTATGGAAGAAAGCAGAAAACACTGCTGTGCAGGCATGGGGTGCAGTCAAGGCGTGGAGCAAAGGCATACCCTGTGCGTGGCCGCATGATGGTCACCAGCACGAGAAGGGTGGCGGCGAACAACTGAAGGGCCAGTACTCAGACGCAGGATTCCTGATGCTACCTGAGCACGCAACTTGGCCGGATGGTGGTAACGCGGTAGAGCCTGGGCTCATTGAGATGCGTGACATGATGCTCGATGGCCGCTTTCAGGTATTCAACACCTGCGAGCCTTTCTTCGATGAGTTCCGTCTCTATCACCGCGATGAAAACGGCAAGATCGTCAAGATTAACGATGACGTGCTCTCAGCCGTTCGTTACGCCTACATGATGCGCAGGTACGCAAGATTGATGCGTGACATCAAGAAGCCCAAAGAAAAGAAATTACCGGCACCGATTCGCCCAATTACCCGGAGTAGATAATGGCCGACGACAACGAAAAATTGCAGACCATTCTCAGGAAGTTCGACCGGGACTGGACAGCAAGCGATGAGGCCAGAACTGAAGCAACCAACGATCTGTTCTTCAGCCGCATCAGCCAGTGGGATGACTGGCTAAACGAATACACTACGCTGCAGTACCGTGGTCAGTTCGACGTGGTGCGCCCGGTGGTCCGTAAGCTGGTCGCAGAGATGCGCCAGAACCCTGTCGATGTGCTGTTCAAGCCGAAAGATGGTGCTGACCCTAACGCAGCCGACATCCTGATGGGCATGTATCGCACCGACATGCGGCACAACACCGCGAAGATTTCCGTCAACGTGGCCGTGCGTGAACAGATTGAGGCGGGTGTTGGTGCGTGGCGTCTGGTTACTGACTACGAAGACCAGGACCCGACCAGCAACAATCAGGTTATCCGTCGCGTCCCTATCCATGAGGCGTGCACCCACGTTGTGTGGGATGCCAACGCCAAGCAGATGGACAAGAGCGACGCTAAGCATTGCACAGTCATCAGCGCCATGAGCAAAGACGGCTGGGAAGCGTTTGCTGAAGAGCACGACCTCGATGAAGAGGATTTGCCTGACTTCCAGTCGCCATCCTCTAACTGGGCGTTCCCGTGGTCTACCAACGATGTTTACTACATCGCTGAGTATTACGAGGTTGAAGAGAAGAAAGAGACGGTATTCATCTATCAGGACCCAATGACAGGTGAGCCGGTCAGCTGCTTCAAGCGAGACATCAAAGACGTCATCGATGAGCTGGCAGATAATGGCATGGAGAAGATTGGTGAGCGCAAAGTAACGCGCCGCCGTGTCTACAAAAGCCTGCTGACCAACACGATGATTCTGAAAGACCGAGAACTGATTGCGGGTGAGCACATCCCGATCGTACCCGTGTTCGGCGAGTGGTCCTTTGCTGGTGACAAAGAGGTATATGAGGGCGTTGTCAGGCTGACGAAAGATGGTCAGCGCCTGCGCAACATGATCATGTCCTTCAATGCCGATATTGTTGCCCGCTCACCGAAAAAGAAACCGTTCTTCTTCCCCGAGCAGATTGCTGGCTTCGAGCACATGTACAGCGGCACGGACGATTACCCGTACTACCTGATGAACCGCACCGATGAGAACAACGGCGACCTGCCGCTGCAGCCTCTCGGTTACTACGAAAACCCTGAGGTGCCGCAAGCCAACGCCTACATGCTGGAAGCAGCTACCGGCGCGGTGAAGGAAGTGGCGACACTCGGGGTGGACGCAGAAGCAGCGGGCGGACAGGTGGCATTCGACACCATCAACCAGTTGAACATGCGCGCTGACCTTGAGACCTACGTGTTTCAGGACAACCTGGCTACGGCAATGCGCCGTGACGGGGAGATTTACGCGGCTATGGTCAATGACATCTACGACGTGCCACGCAAAGTCTCAATGACGCTGGAAGATGGTAGTGAGAAAGAGGTTCAGTTGCTCAACCAGGTTGTGGACTTTCAGTCAGGTGATGTTGTCACGCTGAATGATATCCGTGGCCGGTATGAGACTTACACCGATGTCGGCCCATCGTTCCAGTCGATGAAGAATCAGAACCGCTCAGAGCTCCTAGATCTGCTGTCGAAGGTTCCGCCAGGCACGCCGGAATACCAGATGCTCCTGCTTCAGTACTTCACCCTGCTTGATGGTAAGGGTGTCGAGATGATGCGCGAGTACGCCAACCGGCAGCTGGTCACCATGGGCCTCAAGAAACCTGAGACACCGGAAGAGCAGCAATGGGTATCCGACGCTCAGCAGCAGCAACAGAACACGCCAGACCCGGCAATGGTTCAGGCGCAGGGCGTTTATCTGCAGGGCCAGGCTGATCTGATGAAGGCGCAGAATGACCAGCAGTCACTCACCATTGAGGCCGCTAAGGTCGACGCTACCAGCCAGCTCAACGCGGCTAAGATAGCGGAAATCTTCAACGGCATGGACCTCGACAAGCAGAAGGCATTCCGTGAATACCTCGAGCTTATGGGTCACTTCCAGAAACAAACCAGTGATGACAGTCGCGCAAATGCAGAGCTCCTGCTGAAAGGTACGGGCCAACAGCATTCGCAGCGAATGGACATGACTAACTTCCTGCAATCGCAGAGACAAAATTCACCTTCCGCCAATCCCGGCGAGATTCCTCGAACCATGTGAGAGAGTTAAACAACATGAGCGAAACCACCGAAATTCAGAACACTGAAGGACAAACCCTGCCCGGCGATCACACTGCGGCATCAGTTGAAAGTCAGGTTGACGGTAATGCCACCGGCACCGAAGGGCAGGATGAGGGCTTTGACATTGTCCTGAATGACGATGAGAACAAGCCGAAGCAGGACCACGAAACAAACGCGAAGTTTGCTGCTCGTCGCCTGGCACGTAAGCGCCAGCGTGAACTTGAACAGCAGATGGAGGCGGTGAGTCGTGGTGAGCTTCCGGAAACCCTGCGGGTTAATCCTGATTTACCCAAGCAACCGGACGTGAATGAGTTCCTGTCAGACGATGCTTTAGCAAAGTATGACTACGACACAAGTCGCGCTCTGGCTGCTTTTAACGCGGCCAATACAGACTGGCTGATTAAGGCTCAGGACGCACGCAGTAATGCGGTAGCTGAGCAGGGTCGCAAGACACAGGATTACACCCGCAACTCCACGCAGGTTGTCGAGGCGGCGCGCAAGCACTATGACGCTGCAGAGAAGCTGAACCTCAGCGACTATCAGGAAACAGAAGAAGCTTTCAACGCGCTGGTGCCACCGGGTACTGACGTGGAAATTATGAACCTCTTCCCTGAGAAGTCGGCTGCGATCATCTATCACCTAGGTAAAAACCCGGAGAAGACCCGACAAATCCTGAGCATGAACTCACAGCAGGCGCTGATTGAAATCACGCGCCTCTCAGACCGTTTAACTCTCAAGCCCCGCGGTAAGCAGCTGTCATCCGCCCCACCGGTCGACGAGCCGATTCAGGGCACCGTTGCTGCAGCCAATGTATCCGCTCTTCAGAAGAAGATGGATGAAGCCGCGCGACGTGGTGACACAGCGAAATATCGCGAACTTAAAGCACAGATTAAAGGAATCCGCTAATGGCACTTAACGAAGGTCAGATGGTAACTCTCGCAGTAGACGAAGTTATCGAAACAATGCAGAACATCATGCCGATGGTTATGAAGGTGGATAAGTACACTCCGCCAGGCCGCGAAATGCAGCGCGGTGATAACACCATCTGGATGCCAGTCGAACAGGAAGCGCCGACTCAGCGCGGCTGGGACCTGACCGACAAAGAAACCGACCTGCTCGAACTGAACGTGAAGGTCACTCTGGATGAGCCGGATAATGACTTCTTCGACATCCGTGCCGATGATGTGCGTGATGAGTCAACCTACCGCCGCCGCATTGCAGCATCCGCTAAAAAGCTGGCGAACAACGTGGAAGCTGAGATTGCCCGCACCGCAGCTGAAATGGGCTCACTGATTGTGACCAGCACCGGTCCGGTTGGCAGCGCTAACACCGGGTGGGACTTCATCTCTGAAGCGGAATCGCTGATGTTCTCGCGAGAGCTGAACCGTGATGCGGGCCTGTCGTTCTTCTTCAACGCCAATGACTACCGCGGCGCGGGACGGGACCTGGCTGGCAAGGACTTCTACGGACGCATTCAGGATGACGCGTACACCAAAGGCGTGATTCAGAAGCAGGTCGCAGGCTTCAACGACGTGCTGCGCTCGCCAAAACTGCCGACGCTGGTTAAGTCTGATGCGACCGGCGTTACTGTCAGCGGCGCGCAGAAATTCAAGCCTCAGTCATGGCGCCTGAACGAAGACAACAGCCGTGAGAACGTGGATAACCGCTTTGCGACCGTCAACGTCAGCTCCGGCACCGGCTTCAAGCGCGGCGACAAGATTTCATTCGCAGGCGTTAAGTTCCTCGCGCAGATGGCGAAGAACGTGCTGGTTCAGGATGCAACATTCTCTGTAGTGGCTGTTAACGGCAACGCCATCACGATCACTCCGAAGCCTGTTGCGCTGGATGACACCAGCCTGACCGCTGCAGAGCGTGCATATGCCAACGTCAACACGTCACTGGCAGCTGGCGCGGCTATCAATGTGCTGAACACTGATACCGTGGCAACCAACGTGTTCTGGGCTGATGACTCCATCCGCCTGGTATCGCAGCCAATCCCGCTGAACCACTCGCTGTTCGCTGGCATGAAGTCCGAAGCGTTCTCCATTCCTGGCACCGGACTCAATGGGGTGATTGCCTTCCAGGGTGATATCAGCACGCTGTCTGGCAAGTGCCGTATCGCGCTGTGGTACAAGTCCACCGCAGTACGTCCGGAAGCAATCGGTGTTGGCCTGGCGAATCAGGACGTTGCGACTGCCGTAGAAGGCTGATGATAAGGGGCTTCGGCCCCTTTCTTAATGGAGACGATCATGAGCGTAATGCTTTATAAGTCAGGCCTCGGCACTAAGGTGTGGGGAAAAGAACTGCAATCGAAAGTCGTCACTGATGGTGACGTCGAAGAATATCTGGCGGAAGGCTGGTTTAAGCATCCTCAGGATGTACCTGATGACCTGCCGATCCCCTATGGTGAATCAAATCCTGACACTGTAGAGGATATGGGTGAGGTTTCTGACGGTTACCACACATTCAATGAGCTTTATGCTCACCGTGTTCGCCTTTTCTCTACCCTGATGCATGCCTTTCCTAAGCAGTCCTGGTGGAGTTTTCAGCACCATGATGGCGAGCAGTGGGAAGGGTGGGTTCTGGCTGGAATCGACACTCCTGAAGGCGCGGTAACGTACCATCTGCCAGAGAGCGAAATCGAAAACCTTCCGCAGGGAACAGAGATTGAGTTCGGTAAAGAGTGGGATGGCCACACTGCTGATGATGTCCTGTCGCGCTTGCTCACATTGCGCCCTGAGGCGAAAAAGAAAGGTGGACGCAAGCCTAATCCAGAGCCAGAAGCTGAACCCGAACCTCATGCAGAGGTAAATGATGAACCTGACAACGAAGGGTGATCTGGTAAATGCCGCGCTGCGTAAGCTCGGCATTGCTTCAGATGCAACCATTACTGACGTTGAACCGCAATCCACTCAGGACGCGGTCTCGGACCTCGAAATGATGATGGCGGAGTGGTATCAGGGCGGCGATGGCATTGATGCAGGCTATGTGTTTTCTGCTGACGATAGCTACCCCGAAACGGGTGACGCTCACGGGATGAAGCTACAGGCCGTTAGCGCCGTGGTTCATAACCTCGCCGTTCGCATTGCGCCTGATTACGCCATTGAGCCAATGAGCAAGCTGGTGATGTCAGCACGCAACGGTAAGGAGCTGCTGTACAAAGGCTCTGCCATTTCCCGCGCGGCGAAAGCAGGCAGGCTGGGCTACCCAAACAGAATGCCGACCGGCTCAGGCAATCGCGGTTTAGCGCAAAACAGCTTTAACTATTTCCACCGACGGGACCCTGAAGATGCCGACGACTCAACTGCCATTGATGAAGGGGCTGGGTAAGAATTACGCCAGCGCCGATTACCTCGACCTGTTGCCAGTGAACATGCTGGCAACGCCGAAAGAGGTGCTGGACGCAAGCGGCTACCTTCGCTCATTTCCCGGCATCCAGAAAACGGCGAGCGTTCGCGGGACGTCAAGAGGTGTGATTTTTAATGCATATGAAGGCGTAGTGTATCGCGTGTGCGGAGAGATGCTTTATAGAAATGGGTTGGAATATGCGGGCCTGATAGGCACTGGCAGAGTTAGTATGGCTTACAGTTATAACAGTCATGCAGTCTGCGCAGGCGGCCTTTATGTTCTTTATGGATATGATGGGGTTATCCGGCAGGTTGCTAACTGGGATCCGTCTACCGGTTACACGCAATACGACCTGGGTGCTACGTTAGATATTTGCCGTAACCGATCAAGATATGTGTGGAGCAAAGGTGGTTCCGATTCATTTTTTGTTAGCGACCTTGAAGACGAGTCAAAGCCAGATCGCTATAGCGCTGAGTATCGGGCTGAAAGTCAACCGGACGGGATTATCGGAATTGATAACTGGAGGGATTTTGTTGTCTGCTTCGGCACGACGACAATTGAGTATTTCTCATTAACCGGAGCGAGTGGCGGCCCAGGAGTTTCCCTTTATCAATCTCAGCCTTCGCTCATGGTGCAGAAAGGCATCGCCGGAACATACTGCAAAACAAAGTTCGCGGATTCACATGCCATCATCAGCAACCCAGCTACTGGAGCGCCGTCTGTTTACCTCATTAACTCCGGATCTATACAGGGGATTGCAACTGCATCAATAGAGCGGATTCTGAACGGTTACACATCGGCAGAGCTTGCTACGGGCGTAATGGAGTCATTGAGATTCCTGGCTCACGAGCTTCTCATTATTCACCTGCCTAGGCATGTTCTTGTCTTCGACGGATCAGTTACACAGGGCGGGCTGCAATGGTCGGTGCTATCTACAGGGCTGTCTGGTGAGCCTCATCGGGCTATCGATTACATCTATCAGGACAACTTCATATCCTGCGCGGATAAGCGTGAGGGCCTTCTTGGCGCTCTTCGTGACGGCATATCCTCTCAATATGACCAGCATCAGGAGCATCTGCTTTACACCCCAATGTTCAGGGCTGGCGGTAGCCGAGTATTCGATTTTGAGCTGGAGTCATCAACAGGATCGCCACAGATTGCTGAAAAGATGTTTATATCGGCAACTACCGATGGCATCAATTATGGTCGCGAGCAGATGCTCAGCTGGAATCAGCCGTTTAATTATGACCGGAGAGTGCTTTGGCGACGCATTGGAAGGGTAAGAAAGAATATCGGTTTCAAAATCCGCGTCATAGCTTCCTCACCAGTAACCCTATCCGGATGTCAGGTAAGGATTGAGTAATGGCGACACCAAAAAAGGTTCAGGTAACCGCAGGCAGAATCGATGCTACGGCCCTTCCTCCCGGACTCTCTACGACTTATCGCCTTTATATTCTTGCGCAGGGTTCAGACCTTCAGAACGTAGCTGATGCGTCGAACAATGCTGGCGATTTAGCCTATCAGGCCACAGTGAAGAATGACGAGCAGGATGAGGCGCTGGAAGACCATGAAGAGCGAATCAGTGGACTGCGCATTGAAGTAGACGATCACGAAATCCGCATCACTGGTAACACGCAGGCCATCAGCGCGCTTTCAGTGAGATTAACCAGTGCTGAAGCAGATCTGCTAAGCGCGGAGGCGTCAATAGCCAATATAGGCGCCGACTACGTATCAAAGTCAGCCACCGCAAGCCAGTCCCTTGCCTCGCCACTGAATGTGACAACATCCTACTCCGTGGGTGGAACGAAGGTGATAGGCCCGCGCCGGACAGGCTGGACAACCTCTACAGGCAACGCTCACCGGGGGGCTTTTGACGCCAATAAAGCTCAATCAATCAGCGCAACGTATAGCCAAACCGAGGTGGGTGCCATTATGAGCATTCTTTTTGAGGCCCGGCAGAGAATAAAAGCGCTAGAGGACGACTTACGTGCACACGGGCTGATTAACTGATGATACAGATTATCGATTCTGATGCCGGATCTCGCCTTATGAAGGAGTGGGGAGTCACTGAGTGGAGTGACCCCGGCGCGGAGTATGCCCTATGGAAGGACGCGTGCATATTCGCACTGGTTCAGCAGGATGGATTCATTGATATCCACATGGCGATGATGCCGGGCAGGCATAAAGAGTGCCGGGATGCTGGCGCAGATATCCTTTCCCTGATCGGGCATCTCAGGCTGCGCGCCATTATCCTTCCCGACCGGATAAAGGTCTGCAATTACGCGTCCAGAATGGGATTCACTGGCCGGAAAACTGAATACCTTCAAACCATAAACGGGAGCACTGCTCCCTTTTTTGTTATGTGGCGAGAGCCAGGAGAATACGATGGGCGGAGCAATTAGCGGCGTAGGCAACGCAGTTTCAGGCGTTATTGGTGGCATTGGTGCTCAAAAAGCCGCAAAACAGCAGCAGAAGTACCAGGACAAAGCGATGAATCAGACCCGTGAGGGTTATGAGAACGCTGTTAACTGGGTATCACCCTATGAGAAGGCGGGGCAGTCTGCGCTGGGCGGGCTTCAGGCCATGGCCGGAGTTCCCATCGACCGAAATCAGCTGCTGACGAACTATTTCGCAAGCCCTGAATATCAGCAGATGGCAGACCAGGCTCGCTATCAGTCTCTGGCAGGCGCAGAGGCGACCGGCGGACTTGGTTCAACGGCGACATCAAATCAGCTTGCCAGCATCGCGCCAACTCTCGGTCAGAATTACCTTTCTGCTATGACCGACCAGCAACAGAACATGTACAGCCAGCTTATGAGCCTTGCGGGTTTGGGTGCTGAGTCAGCTAACGCGCTGGGTAATTACTCTATCGGGCAGGGCAATACCATGGCTGGCATGTATCAGCAGAAGGGCCAGATTATGGCGGGCAAGGCAGCATTGCCGTATCAGGTGGCAGCGAGCGCTAACTCAAGCATGGCGAATGGCGCAGCCCAGGACGCTAACTCGTTTACCAGCATGTTCGGCGGCATGATGGGGGGATCATTCTGATGGCTCAATTCGGAGGTATCGGCGGACTCGGTGCGCCGATTAACTACTACAACATGATCCCCGACTTCCGTGGCGAGGCATTGCAGGAAACCCAGAACCAACTCGGGCAGGCTCAGCTTCAGCAATATGCGCAGCAGCAGCGACAACAGCAGGCGGCGGCAGCGCAGCAACAGGCATTTCAGGCTGAGCTACCAGCCGCGATTAACGACCCGGCAAAAATGCAGGCGCTGGCGGTTAAGTACCCCACGCAGATTGGCGCTATTCGCGATCAGCTGCAGTTTAAGGATGCACAGGATGTATCAGCAGTCAGCACCGCAACATCTGACCTTCAGGCCGCCGCGCAGGTTGGACCGGAGGCAGTGGCACAGGCCCTGATGAAGCACGCGGGTACGGTTCAGCAGAAGGGGGCCACCCCTCAGCAGCTGATGCAGATGTATGTCAGCGACCCGGCACAGTTCAGCAACTTCATCGGGACGGTAAAGCTCGGCGCACTGACTGCCAAAGACCAGTTTGGGGTACAGAACGACCAGCAAAAACTCGCCCTTACCCAGCGCGGGCAGGATTTGTCGGCAGAGACGGCGCGCCGCGGTCAGGACATTACGGTTCGCGGGCAGAACATCTCTGCTCAGAACTCTGCATTTGACCGCCAGATTCGCATGGCTGAGCTTCAGGGTAAGGGGCTTGACCGGCAGATTGCCCGTGAAACTAACCTCGCCAGGCTTACCGACCTGCAGCAAAAACAGGTCGAGGCGCAGCAAAAGGCCTCAGATGCAAAACAGGCTAAGGTGCAGCAGGCTCAGCAGACGTACGACACTTTCAATACAGCGCTCGGTACGATCGCCGACCTCAAGGCATCACCCGGCCTTGGTAAAGCTGTTGGCCTGAGTTCAGTATTCCCTACGCTTCCCGGCTCCGATGCAGCCAACTTTGAAGCAACGCTTGATACTTTCAAGGCGCAGACGTTCCTGCCTATGGTTCAGTCCATGAAGGGCATGGGCGCGCTGTCTGATGCTGAAGGTAAAAAGCTCACTGATGCGGTCGGCGCGCTGAGTACGAAAATGAGCGAAACGGAATTCAACCGCTCACTCAATCGCATTGAAGGCCAGCTTCGCAGCAAGCTTGCTAACGCGCAAAGAACATATGGCATACCACCTCAGACTGCTCAGCCGCAGGCACCTGCAGCGCAGGGTGGTGGATTCTCAAACCTATGGGGTGATTGATGGCTAAGGCATGGAAAGAGGTGATCGCATCACCCCAGTATCAGGCGCTTTCACATGAGCAGAAGGCGGCGGCACAGAATCAGTATTTTGATGAGGTAGTCGCGCCACAAGCTGGCCCGCAGGCAGATACTGCCCGGCAGCAGTTCTTTTCTGCTTACCCACCTGTTTCCACCCAGCAGCAGACTCAACCAGTCCAGTCTCAGAGTCAGCCAGGCAGCCCTATTGCTGAAGCAGGCAAGGGGCTTCTGCAGGCAGGCGTAAATGTTGCAAACATCCCGGCTGAGGTTCTGGACGCCGTTAAGAGCGCCGGCTCATGGGCCGCAGGCAAACTTGGGCTTGGTGATGGAACTTATCAGCCCACGCAGCGCGTTGAATTGCCGCAAAGCCTTCAGCCACAGGATGAGTACGCGAAAATTGGCGCAGAGATTGGTCCTTACCTCATTCCTGGCGTCGGTGCGGAACGAACTGCTGCGGCTGTCGGGAGTGTGGCGGGCGCGGGGCGTGGTGAGCGCCTGGCTACACAGGCATCAAACATGCTGGCTGAAAACGTACCGGGGGTGCTGGCGCAGAATAGTGACAAGGAAGATGCCAGTTCACTCGCAGGCGATCTGGCTTTAGGTGCGGCAGGAAGCGTGGCGGGCAGGGCTTTAGTGGCTGGCGGCAGTGCGGCAGTGCGCGGCGTGCGTAACGTCCTCGGCAAAGAGGCTGCAAATGCCTCACCGGCCGCAACTCAGCCTATCGCTCAGGCGGCAGCTACGCCGGAGGTCCAGAGTGCGCAGATGGCGCCTGAATACGCTCGCGCGGCCCAGTCAGGCAAAGAAGGCAGGATTGCTCAGGTAGTGAATGATATCCAGCCTGACCAGAAAGTTGTGGAGGCAATGCAGCGTCTGGACATCAATCCGGATGACATGCTGGAGGCGTACACGTCCGGCAATGATGCATTCAAGGCTGTGCAGATCGGCCTCGCCTCTCAGGATGAATCAGCGCTGGCAGCCGTCAAGCGTGACAGCCTTAGCCGCATATCTCAGCGCGCTGCAAAAATTATCGATGATGCGGGTTCAATGCCTGATCGGCTTGCGATGGATGATGCTTTCAAGACCAGATTTAACGCTGCTCGTGATTCCCTGAAGTCGCAGGAAGAGCAACTGTATAAGCCCGTTCAGGAAGCGATTCCGGCGCGCCAGACTGTTGATGCGGCCAATACACGCGATTACCTCGATAACCTCGCTGATGACCTTGGCGGCTATCAGAACCTGTCACCTGTTGAGAAGCGCATCTATGAGTCGGTTTCTCCCACCTCTGATAAGTCCGGAGGAATGACGTACGCCCGGTTAAACCAGGCCAGAAGCATTGTTGGGGCCGAGTTACGGAAGTCAGGCACACCATTCGGCAGCGCTGAGGAAAGGAATCTAGCTCAGCTTTATAGCCAGCTCTCTAACGATCGCGATGCCGTTGCAAAGGCTGCCGGGTTCGGTGACCAGATTAAGCTCGCTAACGCGGTTACTGCTCAGCGCAAGATGATGGAGGAGAACGTTTACAGCCTCCTCGGTAAAGATCTGAGCGGTAACGTGACCGTTAAGGCGAAAAACGCACTGGATGGCTTGCAGAGCGGAAATACGCAGGCTTTCACCAAACTGATGCGTACAGTTCCCGATAAGGATACGCGAGCACAACTGGTGGCTACGGGCCTGAGGGATATGTTCCGGAAAGGAACTCAGACAGAAGTCGAAGATAATATTAAGGGGTTTGTAAAGTACTATGCGGCGTTAAAGCGCAATGGAACAGACCGGATTTTAAAGCAGGAATTGCCTCCGCAAACCATACGCGAGCTTGAGGACTATTACACTCTGGCGCGCAACGTTACATCAGCCAACCGTTACTATCTCGCGACCGGCAAGTTGGGCTCTTTCCTTGAGAAGTTTGATAAGCCAGGTGGTTTTCTGGACAAGCTGGCGACGCACGGGAAGATGGCGACGATCGCCACGGTTCTCGGTCACGTCCCGGTGGCGGGCCCGGTCCTGAATACGGCCATTGCGGCGCAAATGGGGGCGAGGGCGGCCACCAGTAAATCCGGGTCCGCTGCAGTGCAGGAGATGATGGGCAGCTCTACCTTTAAAAACCTTGCGGCGGCAGCCAGGACAAAACCCGGCACCGCCGCGCAGGAGAAAATTGTGGAGTCTGCAGAGTCGAAGCTGAGCAAGTCTTCAGCATGGAAAGAGTTTTTCCGCACACTCCCTAAAGCGGAGAAGCAGAAAATTGCACGAGTAGGCATCATTGGCTGGCTGAGCGGTATGGCTGACAATGATACGGTCAGAAGCGCCGCCACAGACCAGCCAGTGCAAACCCCAGCGCAATAACTAGGTAGGCTGCCATGAAGCACAGGACGATGCTCATGGCGCTTATTCTTCCCGGCAGTATGTAATCTGCTACTGCTGCTATCGCGACCCACGCAGCACACCCCAGCAACACCTTCACCAAAGAAGTGACGCCTCCCGATGGTATGACTTTGCTCAGCCATCGAATGCTCCTGCGCGCGCCTTTTATAGCCGCAAGGATAAGAAAAAAACCAACAAGCCAGTACAGAATCGGCGGCCACATTCGCGCCGCTATAACAACCATTGCCACAGCAACGGTTAGCTGAATAACCGGGTGCATTCCATCTCCTTATAAGCCTTTCAGGCTGGGGTAAAATAATGTCAGATATTACCGCGAACGTAGTGGTAAGCATGCCAAGCCAGTTATTCACTCTGGCGCGATCGTTTAAGGCGGCTTCAAACGGAAAAATCTATATAGGTCGGATTGATACAGATCCCACCATTCCGTCAAATCAGATTCAGGTTTATGTTGAGAATGAAGATGGGTCGCTAATTCCAGTTACTCAGCCTATCATCATTAATGACGCAGGATTCCCGGTTTACAGTGGTCAGATTGCTAAATTCATGACAGTAGAGGGCCACTCTATGGCTGTCTATGACGCATATGGAACTCAGCAATTCTACTTTCCAAACGTGCTGAAATACAGCCCTGACCAGTTGAGAATGGAGCTGAATACCGAGGGTCAGCCAACGATAGTGGATGACTCGCGAGTTCGCGTCTTACAGCACTTTACAGGCGCGCAACCTCGATCTCTGGATAGCAAAAATTCTGAATATATCAGCCTTATGGACACAGCAGCAAAGGGTGACGGCGTAACTGATGACACTGACGCACTAAATGCCGTTATTGCATCATTTGGCTCTTCCGGGGGCGAGATTAATGTTCCAATCAATCCTGACGGATCTCAAAAAAGGTTTTTGGTTGACTGGTCTCGTGTAGTAAATCCATTTGGCGTGAGGTTTACTGGTGAGGGCTCGATCGTCTCATCAGAGCCTGTGGGCGGACTTACACAGAGAAACCTTTATGGTGATACATTCAGGATCAGCTACGGCCAGCAGTATCTTTATCGAATCTATGAGCGATTTCGGTTAGGCCAGCAGGCCCAGGTATTTTTATTTGGTGACAGCACGGTGCAGGGTGGCAATGGCGAGTTGCCGGAATTCTCCACGGGCCAGCTAGTATTCGAAATGTTTTCAGCTTCGGGGCTAAATGTAAACGTCATAAACAGAGGTGTTGCGGGAACATCTGTTTATCAGATGAACGCTATTCCAGACGTAAGCAACACCTCTGATTTGTTCGTAATCAAATATGGCATCAATGATCCGGGCACACCCGGAACAGGCGACCGTTTAACAAACTTTGCAACCGCATTACGGACCAAGCTTTCTGAAATTCGCAACAACTCGGGGATGAATACGCTGAGCATCATTCTGGTTGGCCCCAACTCGACAAATGACACTCAGCACAACCGAGACGCACTCTGGTATGAGAAGTTGCGCGGCATCTACATGCAGGCTGCAAAGGATTATAAGTGCGCTTACTTAGATACATACGGCTATATGTCAGACGTGAAGGGAACGGCCGGTTATGCTATGGACAACCCATTCGGTAATGGGCAGGGCGTTCACCCGATGAACACCATGCAGTGCTGGATTTGGGGCGCCTTTATCAATGAATTCTTTTCAGGAATTATGACTGAAAGGTTCAGGAGCAACCTTTTCCTAAACGTCCCATCTTCATCGGGCTCTCCATCAGCCGCACAGGCGCTATCTAGCTACCGGAAGGGTGAAACCTGGTACCGCGCAACCACCACAAATGGCTGGCCGCAGGATGGAGCGCTGCTGATGTCTTATCAGGCTGACAATATCGCCCGACAGACTATAATCTCGTTTTCTAAGTCATCATCCAAATCTGTAAGCCGGACGTGGAACACTGCGCAGGCCAAATGGAACAGCTGGACCGGAACGGCTATAGGCTTAACGCCGGTTAATGGATGGCAGGCCACATGGGTGCCAGAAGTAAGGGGTTCAGCGGATGGCCTGGTAACCATTAGCGCACTATTAGCCAGTGGAACAACTACAGCCGGAACAAACATGCTTAGCGGACTTCCTGCGGACATGTATCCTGCCGTTGAGAAGAGGTTTGCTCAGGCAAATAGTGACGGAACGCATGCCTGTGTATCAGTTAAGCCTACAGGCGAGATTGCCATTGTATCAGGGGTATCATCCGCAGGTATCCATATCAATATCAGTTACTATTCTAATTAA